GGGTCAAGATATTTTAAGTGTTAAAGTATTTGAACCTGAATTTAAGAAGGCTAAAACAATTGATGTCTTTAGTGGAGCACTTCCACCTACAGCAACACCTGAACCTACACCGACACCAACACCAACTCCACAACCAACGAGTACGCCAACACCGACTCCGACACCTACAATGACTCCGTCACCAATTGTCGAGATTTGTTACTTGGCTACTGAAGACTTCATCCGTATTGTTGCTGAAAATGGTGATAATTTAATTGTAGATTGTGACCCATTCCCAATACCTGTACCACCGGTTAATTACCCTACACCAACCCCCACACCAACCATCCCATGATAATATTTGATTAATCTCAACTATTTATTAAAATAAAAAAATATTTAAATTTTTCATATGGAAAACAATCAAAATAATGATTTAACAGTTTGGCAAAGGTTGTCTCAAGCATTTGGGCCAAATTCGTTATTGAATCAAGATTATCCCGTATACAAGTTAGATAAGAAGGATTTATTAAAAACCACATCTAAAGCCGAATACGAGAGAGAAAAATTACAGGCACAACAAACTTATTACTTAGCCAATCAATGGACTAAAATTGAAAGTAATTTATATACTCAAGCAGTATATTATGAACCAACTCGTTTAGCTTCATTTTATGATTATGAATCGATGGAGTATACTCCTGAAATTTCTGCAGCGTTAGACATTTATGGTGAAGAATCAACCACTGTTGACCAAAATGGTTATATGTTACAAATTTATTCTGAATCAAAAAGAATTAAAGGTATACTGACTGACTTATTTAATAATGTTTTAGATTTAAATACAAATTTACCTATGTGGACAAGAAATACTTGTAAATATGGGGATAACTTTGTGTATTTAAAATTGGATTCTGAAAAAGGAATTGTTGGTTGTATGCAATTACCAAATATTGAAATAGAACGTTTGGAAAGAGGTATGGCTGCTAAATCAGCAAATGTTGAAGAACCAATAGAAAATAAAGGTTTACGTTTCAAATGGAAAGCTAAAGATATGGAGTTTAATACTTGGGAGATTGCTCACTTTAGATTATTAGGTGATGATAGAAAACTTCCATATGGAACTTCTATGTTGGAAAAAGCAAGACGTATTTGGAAACAATTATTACTTTCAGAAGATGCGATGTTAATTTATAGAACTTCAAGAGCACCTGAAAGACGTGTGTTTAAAGTTTATGTTGGTAATATGGATGACAAAGATGTTGAACCATATGTACAACGTGTGGCTAATAAATTTAAAAGAAGTCAAGTTGTTGACCATAACACAGGAAACGTGGATATGAGGTTTAACCAAATGGCTGTAGACCAAGATTACTTTATCCCGGTTCGTGACCCTGCGGCACCAAGTCCAATCGATACTTTACCGGGTGCACAAAATTTAGCAGAGATTGCCGATATTGAGTACATCCAAAAGAAATTATTAACGGCACTTCGTGTACCTAAAGCGTTTTTAGGATTTGAAGAGGTTACTGGTGATGGTAAGAATTTATCTTTAATGGATATTCGTTTCGCAAGAACAATCAACAGAATTCAAAAATCTATGATTTCTGAATTAAATAAAATAGCTATTATTCATTTATTCTTATTAGGTTTTGAGGATGAATTGTCAAACTTTACTTTAGCACTTACTAATCCATCATCTCAAGCTGACTTATTAAAAATTGATATTTGGAAAGAGAAAATTTTATTATATAAAGATGCGGTCGCTGCGATTGAAGGTATTGCTCCGGTATCAGTTACTTGGGCTAAGAAACACGTATTAGGATTCTCTGATGAAGAAATTAAATTAGATTTACAACAACAACGTATTGAAAAAGCGGTTGGTGCTGAGTTAACTAATACGGCAACAATAATTACTCACACAGGAGTCTTTGACACTATTGATAAATTATATGCAACTAAATCAGGTACAACAGCCGTTGGAGCTGCGGCTCCGGCACCACCAGCAGGTGGAGGTGGAGGTAGTTTAGGTGGAGGTCTTGAATCTGAATTAGGTGGAGAACCTGAACTGGGTGGAGCACCTGAACCTGCAGGAGCACCTGAACTTGGTGGAGCACCATCACCGGGAGGTGAAGCGGAAATAACTCCCGAATCTACAAAACGAGATAATCTGAATATATTATTAGAAAGTAATAATCTAACTGAAGACGATTCGTACATTGATTTATCTAGAGCGAGAAATTCTTTAGGGGATATGGAAAAAGAATTGAATAAATTATTAAATGATTGATATTTATAATTAAAAAGAAGATGACAAAGTTTGGAATATTAAAATCAAAGATAGAAAACGTATTACTTGAATCGTATAAAAACGATACATTTAAAGACGAATTGAAAACATTTAAAAAACTTGTATTAGAGAATAAAAATGTTAGTAAGATTTTCTACATGTATGATGAATTAAACTCTAAAAAAGGTTTAAGTGAATCATATTCAAGAGAATACATCAATGAATGTATTACTTTATATGAAAATGCGGTAAATAAAATTTTACCCGAAGATTTACAAAAATTAAACATGTGGGTTAGAAATGTAAAATCAAATAATTCATATGAAAATATTGATAATTTGTTTTCAACAGATGTATTAACTATTGAATCAAGAATTAAAAGTAAAAATTTAATTATTGAGAATTTAAGAAAAATTCCAATTGTTGAAAATAAAGGAATAGAACTTCCATTATCAACAATGGTAAGTGTTGCAAATAAAACTATTAAGAATTATATTGATACTTTAAGTGAGTCTGATAAAGCTGAGATTGTTAAATTGTTATCTGAAGATGACAAAGAGTTAACTTCAAAATTTAATACACTTAAAGAAAATGTGGTTGATAAATTAACAGCAATGAAAAATTCATCCGAAGATAATTCAGTGAAGAGTAGAATTGATGAAACACTTACAAAAGTGTTATCAGAGAAGTACGATAAACTGACTTATTTTAAACTTAAAAGTTTAAACGAGAATCTTTAATTATTATCCGAATAATATTTTAATTGAACGTGTTTAGCCTTAGCTAACACGTTTCTTTTTTTTACGGAAGGTTTAATAAATTCTTTTCGTTTGTTAAGTTCAGAACTTTGACGTGTCTTGATAACTTTACTCTTATAGAGTTTCAATGCTTTCTCGATTGACGTATTTTTATCTAATTTAACTATTAACATATATAACATATATTTCAAATTAAGGAAAAATTTGACCTGATACCTATTTTCACCTATATTTTTTAAAAATAAAAGGAAAATATGAAAATTAATGAAAAAGGGGAAAACCTCTCAACTACACGGTTTCAACACCGCAAAAGTTATTTATGGAACAGTTGATTCTGTAAATTTAAAATCACTTTACTTAAACATACAAACATGGGTCGAACCATACGATGAATGTGAAAATTGGAACAGAACAGTTTTAAATTTAAGTAGAGGAGTTAAACACTCTGTTTATGAGTCTTTAAATAAAAAGATTTTTGATATTAAATTCATAGTAGATTTAGATTTAAGGTCAAGTGGATTAAGTTTAGGTAAAAAATCATTTATGAATATTGAAATTAATTTTTTCATGTTAGAAGAAAACCTCGATTTTAAATCAAAACAAATTAAAGATTCATTAATAAAAATAACAAACCAAATTTTTATTGATAACTTTCATGAGAATAATTATTTTAAATTTTATCTAACTAAAAAAATCAAATACGTTGATAATATGTTACAAACCGAAAATGTTTAATATTTATAATTAAAACATTTATAATGAGTTTAAAAATATTACAACCGAACGAGTCAGGAAAAGGTATATTAGTTGAATACGATGCGGGTTATATTAATCCAAAAGACAATCGTAATGAAACTTTAATAAGAGAATCAAGTGAAATGCTTGACCACTCAAAACCATTTGAATTTTATGCCGTATTACAAAAATATGATACACCAAATAGAAATGGTAGATTATATCCTGAACGAATTTTAAAAAGAGAAGCTGAAAATTATAAGAAAATGATTAAAAAGGGTACAGCTCTATCTGAGTTAAATCACCCGGAATCGTCTCTTATCGATTTAGATAGAGTATCTCACGCAATCACTGATGTATGGTGGGAAGGTAATGTCCTAATGGGGAAGATTAAATTATTGACATCACCAGGATACCATGAAAGAGGTATATGTTCAACCAAAGGTGATTTAGCAGCTAACTACTTAAGACAAGGAGTTACATTAGGTATATCCTCAAGAGGTGTTGGGTCACTTAAAAAAGTTGGAGAACAAAACGAAGTACAAGATGATTTTGAATTAATCTGTTTTGATTTAGTATCGTCACCATCTACTCCGGGAGCTTATTTATTCTTAAATAAAGAAGATAAAAATCTGTATGATGAAAATTTGGAAGAAGAGAAAAAAATGAGTGTTGAAAGACATGTTGGTGATTCAGGTAATAAATCACTTGACTTAATGAAAAAATTAAACGATTATTTAGGATATTAAACTAAACAGAAAAAAATTATGGACGAAAAGTATTTCATTGCAAAAATTACATTAGACTCAGTTGATACCGAGTCAGGAAAGATTAAAAAATTAAGAGAAGAAAAATTAGTTAGTGGTTATAACCCAACTGATGTAGAGGCGAAAGTTACTAAAGTTTTTGAACACTACACGATGGAATGGAGAATAACAGCAATTGTTGAAAGTAAAATTGATGAAGTGATAGAATAATAATTTATATTCAATAATTAATTAAGGAGACAGAAATGTCTCCTTTTTTTGTGCTTTTATTTTTTTGTTAATATTTATGAATATAATAAAAACTCATTATGAAATTAGTGAAAATTAAACTTTTTTCATAATGGGAGATATTTATATATTAAAATAACTTAAATAAAAATGGCAAAAGAAAAATCTTTAGTTGAAGAAGCTATCATCCAAATGAAAAATTTGGAAGAGGCGGTAGCTGAAAATGCAAAAGGAATACTTGCTTCGACAATGTCGCAAGAAATCAAAGAACTAGTAAAAGAGTCTCTTACTGAACAAGATGAGGATGAGATT